GACGAAAGCTCCGAAGAAGACGTGCCCGTGAGCAACCTAACACGAGGTGACATGACCAAGGAAATGTACTACTTCATGAAATCCCAATTGGAAACGCAACTCACCTCGGTGGGTGTGGGAGCCATGGACAAGCCGAGAATGGTAGAAATCTTAAAGGCCTTTCTAGTAGCTTACCGCAAGTATCCCGGTTACAGCTCCGACGAGGAGAGGTTGTTCCGAGGGTATATTAAAAGTGAGAATTTGGAAGAGCCTAGCGAGATGCTAGTCTTTCTGTGTATGGCCATTCATGACGAGCGGTTTTCTGACTTCTCCAACTTGTTTTTGGGGAGGGAAATAACTGCCCCCTTACAGGCGATAAAGATCATCCAAGAGGAGTACAAAAAACGCCGGGATGAAGCAATAAGGAGAGCTGCATTTGCTAAGCGGGCTATGGCCCACAATCGAGCAACGCGGAAATCCTTAAGCTCGTCTTCAAACGCCGTAATGGCGGGTAGTAAGCAGAGGCCGTTGTTCTTTCACACAGATAGAGGAGCAACATTGGACTCGACGGCGGAGGTGCCCTTAAAGGCTACTTTTGAAGGGGATATGTCCCAGCTACAAGCTCGGGAAACGGAGATGGAACGGGAGGGATCTCACGCGATTCAGCAACCTCTTCAGGTAAAGGTCACACCAGAGCATTATGTGAAATCTGTGTGTCACCCACCTAAAGCGGTTGCTACGCTGTCGCTGAGCCTTCCCCCCCCACCTCCCCCCCCAAAAAAGGCCAAACGGGCAAAGAAAGGGAAGCCTGAGTCGGAGTGCATCCGGCTTCGACCGGTGAAAGATACGTGGGAACTGCCGGCAATTATAACGTCGACAGATTCGGAAGGAGTAGCCCGTCAAGCGGAAGCGGTTGCTTCTGCTATGAGATTGGGTAGCGAATGGCTTGCCATACTGATACCCAACCACAGAGACGAGAAGCATTTTGCTGATCAGTCGCTTGTAAAAATTCGCTGGGTGGCAGGGTACATTGGAGCGCTCCCTCCCACAGTCCAGGGGGTTTTGGCTTTCTCTACAACGGGGAGTCATAACTTCCAACGAAATTTCGCCTTTGTGTTTTGCCCAACTTCGCAGTTCAGCGAAAAAGCTGTGGAGCAACTGGCAGTGATGTGTATCCGAAACAACCCCGGTAACAAAAAGATCGTG